GAGCACATGGGCCTTGAAGAATGGCGGGACGTACCGCTTGTCACAGAAGCACAGCAGGGTTAAGATAAGGCTCTGTCTCCGAGATTCTTCTCGTTCACCCGCGCTAGTACAGGCGGGGGTTTTTTCGGAGAACTATACGCTTGACTGGCGTAACCAGTCGCATCAAGTATGGCGATTTGGTTTGCCGGAAATGATACGGGTGGATCGCAGTTGAGATCACTGCCTTACCCAGTTGCCATAACTTGATGGTGAAACGTGACAAGCAAAGCGCAGGTCACAAAACGGGAAATATGCCGGGAAACGTAAACCGGGGAAGAAACATGTCAGCCGCTACCCGTTAATGCGGTGTTGATAGCTGAGGGGCGTGTTTACAGTCACAAGCCGGGTTGGTGTCCGGCCACCATCAAAAAATGTCAGGTGCGCTGCTTGACCGCTTCTGTCTTGCAAACAGAATGACAGCCCGGAAAGACGGGCAAGAATTACCGAGGGCACGAACGGTTAAATTCGCCACGCTACACGGGCAGGATCACCCTTTCTGTCTCCTTACCTGCTTAGTGTAGCACCCCGATTAACAACAGGAGCCAACAACCCGTAAGGGATTGGTAACAGATATGCCAGCAGGTAGACCAAGAGTCATTGAATCACCTGAACAGCTAGACCAACTAGCAGACGCTTACTTCGCTCGATGCGAAGCTAGAGAAGAACCCGTAACGCTTACAGGATTGATTCTCTCGCTGGGTTTATCTAGTAGAGAGAGCTTTGACGAGTACGGAAGAAGGCCAGAATTTTCTGACTCCGTTAAAAGAGCCAAAATGTACGTTGAATGGGAATACGAGAAGAAGATGCACAGCCCTGCATGTACAGGCGCAATCTTCGCCCTGAAGAACTTTGGCTGGCGAGACAAGACAGAGCAGGAAATCAGCGGCCCTAACGGTGGCCCGGTGTCAGTGACCCGCATTGAGTTAGTTCCACTCCAGAAGTGAGTACATTCCAAGTTCAGATGCCCCCAGTGCTTATCCCCGTGTTTAGCGGGGAAGCAGACGTAAGAGGCGCATACGGAGGCAGGGGGTCAGGCAAGACACGAACGTTCGCCAAGATGTGCGCGGTTAAGGCGCTCATGTGGGAAATGGAAGGCAGGGGCGGGATTATCCTGTGTGCCCGTGAGTTTATGAACTCCCTTGCAGACTCATCCATTGAGGAAATCAAGGCGGCGATCAAGTCTGAGCCGTGGCTTGCATCACATTTCGACATAGGCGAGACATATATCCGCACTTTGTCCCACAACATCAATTTTGTGTTTGCCGGGTTGAACCGGAACATCGAGAGCATTAAATCCAAGTCCCGAATCTTGCTGTGCTGGGTAGATGAGGCCGAGCCTGTGACTGAAACTGCATGGGCTACGCTTATCCCTACGCTGCGAGAGGAAGATTCTGAACTATGGGTGACATGGAACCCGAAAAGCAAGGTAAGTGCTACGCACAAGCGGTTCAGGGAGTCCAAAGACCCGCGCTATATTGTCGTGGAGTGTAATTACAGGCACAACCCGGCATTTCCAGACATACTTGAACGCCAGAGGCAAAGAGACAAAGCAGAGCGCCCTGATACATACGACCACATCTGGGAAGGTGCGTTTGTGTCTGTTGTGGAAGGCGCGTACTTTGCAAGCCACATTACTCAAGCCCGAGCAGAGAACCGTATTGGCAGGGTGCCACCAGACCCGCTTATGACCTATCGGGCGTTTGTGGATATTGGCGGTACTGGGGCCAAGGCGGATAACTTCGTAATTTGGATTGCTCAGTTTGTGGGCAAGGAAATTCGGGTGTTAGACCATTACGAGGTTCAAGGACAGCCATTGTCGGCGCATTTGATCTGGTTGCGGGATAACGGCTACACGTCAGACCGGACAAAGATATGGTTACCGCATGACGGTTCGACACAAGATAAGGTCTATGACGTGTCGTATGAATCTGCTATGCGTGCGGCTGGGTATGATGTAACGGTGGTGCCAAACCAAGGCAAAGGCGCTGCAAAGGCGCGCATTGAGGCGGTCAGGCGCAAATTCCCGGCAATGTGGATACATGAGGAACGCTGCCAAGGTGGATTGGATGCGCTTGGCTGGTATCACGAGAAGAAAGACGATGAGCGCGGCATTGGATTGGGGCCAAAGCACGATTGGTCTAGCCACTCGTCAGATGCGTTTGGCCTTATGTGTATTGTCCACGAAGAGCCGCAGATTAGCAGCGCCCCATTGAAGCGCAACATAAAGGGAATTGTTTGATTTTCCTGCAATACTGGGTAATAATCGCTGGTATTGCATACAGGGATAGCCATGCCTAAGCTCGACGAATCCGAATTTCAGGCCATTGTTGCAGGGCTGATAGAAGAAGCGGAATACTTCACCGACCAAGAACTGTCCGAGCTGCGTGCGGCGGCTACTTTGTTCTATCAGGGCAAGGTAGACGTAGAAGCCGAGCAGGGCCGCAGTCAAATGGTATCCAAAGACGTGCGCGATACGGTTATGGCGATGCTGCCATCCATCATGCGCGTGTTCTTCTCATCCGAGCGTGCAGTGGAATACATGCCCACAGGCCCGGAAGATGAAGCTGTGGCAGATCAAGCCACAGACTACGCAAATTACCTAATCAACCAAGAAAACGATGGTTATTCCATCATGTACGCCACGTTCAAGGACGCGCTGATTCGTGCGTGTGGTGTGGTTAAGGTTTGGTGGGAAGAAAAGGAGGAAAGCATCACAGAGCGGTATACGGGCATTGATGAGGCCACGCTTGAAATGGTGCAGATGGAGGCCGATACAGACGTGGAGGTACTCAATACCACGTTTGAAGAAATGCAGATGGTTGACCCACAGACGGGACAGCCGACAATGATGCAGGTGCCGTTCTTCGATGCGAAAGTTACCAAGCGCATGAAAAAGGGCAGGATTCGCATTAGCGAGATGCCCGGCGAGGAAGTGATTGTCGCTCGTGAGGACAAATACTTCGGTGAGTCATTCATCGGCCACCGCACATACATGACGGTATCCGACTTAGTGGCAATGGGCTATGACCGTGAATTGGTTGAAGCAAACGCTCAACAAGATGAATTCCCAGATAACCCCGAATGGATTGCTCGTACTGAATACGCGATGTACGAAACCACGGCGAGTGCCAATAATCCGGCGATGCGCAAGGTGTTGTACGTTGAGGGGTATTGCAAGATCGACAGGAACGGTGATGGGATTGCCGAGCATTTGAAGGTTTGCACGATTGGCCCGGGTTACGTGGTGGTAGATGTTGAGGAAATTGACGACCACCCGTTTGTGGCGTTTACGTGTGACCCTGAGGCGCATGTGTCCCCGTTTGAGGGGTCAAGCCCTGCTGAAGATGTGATGGACATTCAGCGGGTCAAGAGTGCGATTTGGCGTAATACCTTGGACTCTGCTGCGCAAGCCTTGAACCCACGTATGGTGGTGATTGAAGGGCAGGCCAATGTTCAAGACGTGATGAACAACGAAGTGGGCGGAATTATCCGCGCTCGTTCACAAGGCGCAGTGACTCCGATGGTATCCCCTGATTTAACCGCCACAGGCTTGAATATGCTGGCCTATGCCGATGAGGTCAAGGAATCGCGCACAGGCATGTCTAAGACTGCGATGGGCCTAGACCCTGATGCCCTGCGTGGAACGGCTGTAAACGCTGCCAATGCGGTTGTAACGGCTACACAGAGCCGACTTGAGCTTGTGACTCGCAATCTGGCCAATGGCTACAAGGAACTGTTCAAGAAGCTATTGCGACTGACGGTTAAGCATCAAGATCAACCCAAGCTAATCCGGCTGCGCAACGAATGGGTACAGGTAGACCCACGTAGCTGGAATGCCAACATGGATGTGACAATCAATGTTGCATTGGGCACAGGTACGAACGCAGAGAAGTTCAATGTATTGGCTGGGATTGCGCAGAAGCAAGAGCAGATATTGCAGACGCTTGGCCCGAATAACCCGATTGTGACACTCGCTCAGTACAGCAACACCATTGCCAAGATGGTGGGATTGGGCGGGTTTAAGAACACAGGCGCGTTTGTTACTAAATTGCCAGATAACTTCCAATTGCCCCCACCACAGCCACAGGCAGACCCGCAGGCGCAGGTGGCAGAGATGCTGGCCCAAGTTGAGCGTGAAAAAGCCCAGATGAAAATGCAGGTCGATCAGGCCAAACTTGAGGCTGACATGCAAGTCAAGGCTGCGAAGTTGCAGCTAGACCGGGAGCAGATGCAAGCAGACTTTGCTCGGAAGCAGCTAGAACTTGAGATGCAAGCAGCGAAGATGCAGGCAGAATTGCAGTTGAAGGAAGCGCAGATGGTCCTGCAACAGTTAACCCAAGTCCAGCGAGGAAACCAAGATGAAATGCGCAATGCCGAAGAAAGCCAAGAAAAAGCCGATGCCGAAACCCGGCAAGAAGGGCTACTAGCACAGGCGATTCAAGCGTTGGGAATGATGATTGCACAGACCCAAGCACAGACAAACCAAGCCCTTACCGCGCCCAAGACGGTCATCCGTGACCAAGCAGGCCGAGTGGTAGGGGTGCAGACAATGGGAGCCGATAATGGCGATTCTATTTCACCGACCGTTTGACGAACACAAGCCCGGTGATTTGGTAGAACTAGACCCGAGCATGGAATACATGCTTGTGTCGCAGAACTACGCAAATTATGCGGACAAACCCAAGGAAGAACCCAAGCCCAAAGCCAAAAAGACGAAGGGCGTGATTGAAGGTGAAGAAGCATGAGTAGAGTATCAACGCAAGCAACTCACTACCCCGTGGGTGCGCAGAATATTACGCCTAGTGATGTGACAAACCTTTCAAACCCGGCTGTAGGTTTGTTCGTTGGGGGTGCGGATAATATCTCTGCTGTCATGGAAAATGGCGACACTGTGACGTTTACGGGAGTGCTGGCGGGTCAATTCCTGCCATTCATTTTCCGGCGTATCAACTCCACAGGCACCACAGCGACTAACATGGTTGGCGGTAAGTGACAACTGACGCAAAAGTACAGATTGGCAATAGTGCTGACTTCCTAGAGGGAACTAGCGTAACCACACCCGCAGGAACTAATCTATTCCGCGAGGGTGTTGTTATATCTGACCCAGAATTGCCGGGGGCAAGGGCAGAAGTAAGGCAAATTGGCACTGCGCTAACTGATATGGATTGGGGCTTAGTTACTCATTCCATTATTCAGGGTAGGACTACGGGCGGCGGAGGCTCGCTTGTTGATGTGAAGGTTACGCCCTCGGGCGCATTGACCGTTGAGGCTGATGTAGTTGGCACAGTGGCTATTTCAGGCACGGTGCAGATTGCCGAGCCTGTGACGGTTGAGGGTACAGTGGCGCTTGACGCTGCTACGCTGGCGGCGCTTGAAACGGTTAATGTCGGTAACTTCCCTGCCGTTCAACCTGTTTCGGCAACCGACTTGGACATTCGCAATCTGTCTAGCGCACAAGACAGTGTGACGGTGACGGGCAGCGTGAACGTCGGGAACTTCCCCGCCACGCAAGCGGTTAGCGGGACTGTCACAGCCAACCTCGGCACACTGAACGGCGCTGCAACGGCGGCAAACCAGACAACGGGCAATACGAGCCTGTCCAGCATTGACGGCAAACTGCCTGACCTGTCCGGGACGTGGGGTTACAACGCAGGCACAAGCGGCACTGTGATGGTGGCGGCTAACAAGCGTGTTTTGGCTATCACGGCAACAGCCGCGCCGCTATTGGCGGCGAGCATGACGATCAACGGCGGTCAGACCATCACGATTCCTGCCGGTACGAGCATCACGATTCAGCCCCGAGCGAACCTGACGGCGCCGACACTGGTATTCACAAGCACTAGCGCGTACTTTGTGGAGTTCATCGAATGAGTGGCTACCGTGTAAATCAAGTTCAGATGAACGAAAACGAAGGCGAGGCCATCATTGACGGGGGCAATGCCACGACGAACTACCTGGTTCAGTTTGACAACGGCATGGCGAACAACTCAACGATGACCAATCCCGTTGTGTTGAATTTTGGAGCAGCGACCTAATGGCCTTCGCACAATATCAATTCCGCCGTGATACAGCCGCAAACTGGACAAGCGCAAACCCGACATTGCTCGCGGGTGAGTTGGGTTATGAAACTGACACTCAGAAGTTCAAACTCGGCAACGGCGCGACAGAATGGAATGCTCTACCTTACGGCGGCATTCAAGGTGCAACAGGGGCGACAGGCGCTACTGGTGCAACAGGGGCGCAAGGTCAAAAAGGTTGGTCGCCCATTCTTGCTGTTGAAAATGACGGTGAGCGTCGTGTGTTGCGCATCACCGACTGGACTGGCGGCGAAGGAACAAAGCCAGATAGTGGGCAGTACATTGGCCCGACAGGTTTTGTGGGCACGCCCGCGCAGGCGACTGACATTCGCGGCCCGCAAGGTGCAACAGGTGTAGCGCCGACACAAAACACGTTTGCAAACGTCAGTGTCGGCACATCGGGGGCGCCGACATTGCTTCAATCCGATGCTGCTGCGGACATTTTGACAGTCAATGCGGGGACGGGCATTAGCCTCACGGCTGACGCGGCGACAGACACGTTCACAATCAATAACGCAGGTGTGACGTCCTTCAACGGCGCAACGGGCGCAATCACTGGCGTCAACAGCGTCAACGGTCAAACCGGCGCAGTTACGGTCAACGCGGCAAGGGCTAGGATTGGCCCTCCGGTATTGGCAAACGCAACCACGACAACCGAGACAGTGGTGGCGCGTTTTACAATTCCCGCAAACTTTTTGGTTGCCGGTGACAGTATCCGTGTACGGGTTCTGCATCAGTCTGCCGGTACGGGTACGCTGATTTACAGGGCAAGGATTGGGGCGGCGGGAACGATTGCGGATGGCTTGCTTGCCCAATTGACTACATCAGCGGCGCAGGTTGCCAACGCACAAGGCACGGCAGACTTTGTTGTGTACTTCCCCAACACGACAACGGCAACGGGTTCTGGTTTCGCCATTCAGCAGGCAGCAGCACTTGGAACAGTTACGGGCGCAGGCGCAAACGTTACGATCAGCAACGCGGCAGCGGTGCAGTTGAGCATCACCGTAACCTGTTCGGCAGCGGCAGCAAACGTGACCCGTGGCGCACACGCTGTGGTGGGAGACTGACATGGCAGTCATCAGCAGCAACACATTGGAAATTCGGCGCGTGATGCAGCGTGAGGTGGTTAATGGTCAGGTGTCGTACTTCGAGAACCTGCAATACCGCACCAAGGACGTTGTGATTGACGTTTTGGGGGTTTCGCTCGGCTCATGGTCAGCATGGCAGAGCATCCCGCGCACCGACTTGATCTACGTTGATGAGAACGGGGTGCCACTGTGAAGATCACTCGCACCATCACCATAGACGGCAAAGACCCTGCCGAGTTCGAGCGGATCAAGGAGCACATTGAGGCGATCAAGGCTCAGTATCCCGGATGGGAAATCGTCTACAACGTGTTGGCGAACAGGGCGACGGCTGTGCATACGGCAGAGGTGCAGTCGCTATGAAAACCCTGCTGACCATCTCTGCTGTTATCGCACACATCGCGGCGGCGCTACTGATTGGAGCGGGCGTGGTTGCGGCAATCATGCCGTATCACCCGGT